ACAGCATTTTGCAAAGCTGTAACGCTGTCATATTATTTTACTAAAAATAAAATGGATGACAATACCAATGGTGCTACTCACTACCATACAAAATCAATCTCTCCAAACTGGGCAGAGGGAAAAACTCCTTGTGCTGAGATAGGAGATCATTTATTTTATAACGATATAGAATAGGAGATACTATGTTAAATATGATTAGCCCTATTGTCGGAAGTTTATTTAAAACTGTTGACAAAGTAATTGATAATAAAGCTGAGGGAGAAAAAGTTAAAGCTAAGATTCAAGAGAAACTTCTAGCTGGAGAACTAAAAGAACTAGAGGGTGCGGCTAAGATTATAGAAACAGAAGCTAAAGGTGGATTCTTACAAAGAAATTGGCGACCTGTTATGATGCTTACATTTGCAGGATTAATGGTAGCACACTGGTTTGGATTCACTGCTCCCAATATACCTGAGTCTGTACAAAATTCTCTACTTAATATAATACTTGTAGGAATAGGTGGCTATACTGTAGGAAGATCAGCAGAAAAAGTAGCTACTAATTTTAGAAAGGGGAATAAATGATAGATGAGTTAAAAAGACACCTCAAGAACTTCTTTAAAGGGGCGTGGATGCACAATCACACTATAAAGTGTATGATGTGCTGGAAAAATCTAAAGCCCTCTGTATGGCTTTGTATTGTCGTTCTAGCGGTAATTCTAGGTTTGTTCCTATGAAATATATGCTCATACTGTATATGTGCAGTATGATTACTGGTCAATGCCCCAATAATTCTATAGCAGGTTATCAATTTACATCTCATTATGATTGTGTAAATGCTGGATATGCTATCGCTCAAAAAACATTTAGGAATCTTGAAGAGTTAGAAGAGTGGGATCAAGATTATATTAACAATAATAAAATAGTAATTAAGTTTGAGTGCAGACAAATTAATTCTATCTAGCGACCTTGCCCTCTATACTTCTTCTTGCTGAACTTTTTGTTCGGCCTCTTTGAGTGTCTGCCTCTTCTGTTTATTACTTTCTTTTCTCTTACTAGAAGCCCAAGCCCTCTTGCTTTTGTCATATTCTTTTTTCTTTTCCTTTATGATTTGTTCATAAGGTTTTTTATATTGAGAATGGTTTAATATCAAATCTATAAATAGCGGTAATGCTATCGCAACCAAAGACTCTTCATGATCTTCATGCATAATCAAAGCATCAGCACTACCCATCCATCTTTTTAATGTTTTAAAACCAGCACCATTTTTTCGTGCTTTAACTTCTACTATCATGTCAGGATTTTTTATTTTAATATCGTGGGGATGGTCAGGCAAAGCACCGCTTAACACCTGTCGCTTGGCATCTATACCAGCAACTTGAAATCTTTTAACCAAGTTATATTCGGTTCTATAACCTTTTTGTTTGCTCTTACTACTCACAAGGGTTTTCCATTTCTTCAGGTCTTTTTAATATTTCTTGTACATCTTGCAACCTAAGAATTGGAAACGCATCCCATGACTTTTGGATATAGAAAGCTAACTTATCCCTAACTGCATAAGGATTATTTTCATTAGCTATCTTGTCAGCCATAATAAATGCTTCGCCTTTAATGTTTTGATTTTGCAACTTTTCTACCTCCTTTCTCATAATCTCTGTTAATAATAATGCGTCTTGCATCTCCATATTTACCTATCTTTTTTAGGTAATCTTTTTTAATCAAAGAGTTTATAATTACAAAGGCATGGGATTTACTCTTCATCCCACACCCTCGTAATATCTCAACATAAGAGGGAGAGATTTTGTTATCTTCTATAAACTTCTTGATAAACTGATAAACTTCGTATTGTCGTCTTGTCATTTCTTTCCTTGCTCCAATTCTAATACTTGTATGTATTCATTGAGTCTGTCTATTTCTTTTGCTTGAATAAGATTATCTCGTTTGTATTCTTTTAATAGAGCGGTACACTTATCTAACCGCTCCATTAATTCTTTCTCTGAGTTATTAATGTTATCCATTAAAATGGTACATCCTCTGTTGGTTCTGATTTAACTAAGTTAGTATCACTAATGGCATCATCAAAATCCTCCATCCCTCCTTGAGAGGATTTTGCTTCGCCTTTTGAATCAAGCAATTCCATCTTACTTTCAAACCTGTCCAAATGAACCTCTGCATTTTTCTGCTTTTGTCCATCTTTCATCCATTCTCTGTAAGTCAATCGCCCTTGCAATAAAACTTTGCTTCCGCTCTTAGTATATTTTGCTAGAACATCTGCTATTTTTTCATCCCAAACAACAACCTTATGCCATTCAGTTTGTTTTTCTCCTGCCATTTTCCTGTGTGTTGCAACACTAAGGATGGCATAGTTGCCACCCTTAGAAGTTTGTTTTATTTCAGGATCACGACCTAGATTACCTACGATTGTGATTGAGTTATACATTGGACTCCTTTCCATTTAACTCGCTGAGTTTATTTTCATATTTAGTTTTGGTATGTTGATATACTGCTGGAGCATCTGACTTTGCTTTAGTCATAGCTTTTGCATACATCTTTCCATATCCTTTGAGAACCTTTGCATTAGTTGAAGTATCTATTTGTTCTTGAAACTTCTCTAGTACATCAGTATCACTCGCACCAACCTTATTGTTATTAGTATTAGTTTGACTTAAATCCATTTCATCTTCTGAATAGACAAAGCCATGTAATCCTAATAGTTTTAAGATTGCACGATCTACTGCTCGTTTTTCTGCCATAGCATATGGATAAGCATTTCTAGTATTCTTAGGACTAGCTTCTCCATAAGTAATAACTGTATCTCCATTTCGTTTAGCGATACATTTAATACATACTATGCCATCTTTTGAATTGGTTTCTATCTCGGTAAGATCATAACTAATTGAGTTCTTTGCACCTGCAATCTCAATATATCTATGATACATAACCCAAGTTCCATGACAATCCCATAAGCATTGCTTAGGATCAAAGCCAAGTTTCTTGAGTATTTCTTTTACTCTTTCGTCTAGTGGTTTAGCCATTGTTCTACCTCCTTTGGTTTTGTTTAATGGTTAAGTAACCAGCTTTTGTTCTTGTTATAAGAACATTGCCACCTGTAGCTTTACGACAATCATCAGGTACAAATCCTTTTAAGATTGAACCTAATGCTTTATGTTCATCAGCTAGAGGTTTTGTTTCTTCCCATCTACTAGCATGGGATAGAAATTCATTGTTGCCAGTTTCATTGAAGTCAATAGATTGCATATCATTGATCTTAATTTTACCAGCAAGTTTTGGTAACTCACTTGTATCAATCTTTTCAGGTTCTTTGTCTTGTTCAACATAAGACCAAAAAGATTTTTCAATATCATAAAGTTTTTTTTGATAGTCTTTGTCTGCATCTATCTTACAAACTTCATGTCTTTGATTGCCAAAGATTACAGAAAGATAAGCATACTTATATCCGCTTACCATTAAGTAATGTTGTACTTGTGGCATATAGGTACTGATACAATTATCTAATGTATTATTTGAATTGGTATGTTTGAGTTCAACAATGCAATCATCTGCAACAAGATCATATGATGCATACATAAATTCTTTTTTCTGTACAACATCAACAAAATTATATGTTGGATCAACAACATCTATTCCTGTTTCTTTTTCAAAGAATAGTTTGTTTACTGTTTCGGTATGTAATCCTATCTGAACAGGTAAGTTCCAAGATAAGTCCTCAGGTTCTTGTCGCTTGGTCTTTTCAAGCCAAAGTGTATGCCAATCGCCACGCATAATTCTATTGGCATCTGATCCACCTAGAATAGTTGAGCGATCTATCATCACTATTGGAGTCTTTTTAACTTCATTAGTTTTCATGTTTACTCCTTATTTGTTTTATTTATATTACCATTTTGTACATACATTTCAAGGTCATAAAAAGTCTTTGTAATATTTTGTAACCAACCTTTGTGATACTCGTAATTGGTGTCCAATCTATCAATAAACTCTTTAGGTAATGGCAACCTTGCGTATTTGAATGTCTTGATAATATCATCAGTACATTCTGTAAGCATTGAAGCTGGGTACTTTAGAAGTATTCTAAAGTATTGTTCCAGCCCCAATTCATTTGGGATGTTAATGGAAAAGGTACTAGCAATAGTTTCAATACATACTGCTATATGTTTGCGGTTACAAGGTTGTAGCTTGTTAGCCATAGTTTGAATAATATTAATTGCTTTGTCATCAATATCATTCTTCACTAATTTTTCTGATCTTCTCATTGCTTGTCTGATCTCCCACACTCGCAACATCATAGATTCTTTTGCGTCTTTCTTGAATAGACTTGGAATCATATGGACTGTTGAATGTTTTAGTTTGTCCTCTAGCGTTTGCAAATTGGATTGATCTTCTAATCCAGTTTCTAAAACAAGCATCCCAGTCTGCTTTAAGGACTCCATTGCTTTTGTAGTAATCAACGAATTGTTCTTCTTCATATTTTAAATCAACCTCACTTCCATAGTTTGTCATTAAATAGTTTATAAGTTCTTCACTTGGTTTCCAATTATCAGGTGGAGTTTTGAATTGGTGTAATGCTAACTCGCACTCTAATGCATTGGCCCAGTTGATAAAGTTGGATGCATTAGGTATCTTCTTCTGACTCTCCCAAGCGGTAATGAGAGAGTCAGCTACACCAATCTTTTGTGCAAGTTCCTGTGCTGATATTCTTAGATTTATTCTTCTTGTTTTAAGCTGAGTAACCAGCTGTCTGTACAACATACTCTTTCCAATCTAAGTTATCTGCATAACTTCCTCTCGTATTAAAGAAGTTATTATACTGAGGATGCTCTGCCATAAACATCCTTGAGTAAAATGGTTTGTAATCATTATTGATCTTGTAATCTTTATCGGTAGTAACAACACTTGTTTCCCACCTAATACGATTAATTATCATCTCACTTGATAATCTTACATGACCTGAATTGATTGCTTGAAATGTAAACTTGCAAAACAAAGAATACACTTCAGGATTTTTAGCATGGAACTTTTTAAATTCACTTACTAAATCTCGCAATGCTTTATCAATATCATTCATACTTTCCTCCATCAATTACTTGAAGTATTTTTGGACTAGCTACAACATCATTTGCATTTGGAGTTTCTTTAAACTGTCGTAATAAATCTCCAATCAAATTATCAGGGATGTTATATAGCTGACATAGATCATAGAATTTTTCTAAACCTATGTTGTTCATACCCATTTCATACTTCTGTATTTGTTGAAAGGTTACATGAATATGATTACCTGCTTTACTTTGTGTTACTTTCTTTGGCTGACTATCTCTAGTCAATCTAAGCCAAGCACCACAATTATTATAAAATGTGTTACTCATATTTCCTCCTTGTTGTTACTCTTTCCCAATGATAAGTTTTTCTTTCAATACCATTGGCTTCTTTTGTTATCCAAAAATCTCTTTTGAATTTAAAATCAAAAACTTTTGGTAACATACTTCTTATTGCAGGAGATATATTTTTATATCCTGAGTTCTTAGTTTCTACTTTTTCATATAAACCTTTGAACAATGGATTATCTTTTTCTTCATCAAAATAATCTCCTACTACAGCGACTCTATCTCCAACCCATGATCCTATAATATCATGGCCATCAATATCTCCGCCACCTCTACGCTCATTACCTTGAGCAATCATAAGAATATATAATACATCAGACATTGATCCATCATATCCTACTTGCTCTAGGTGTTTCGCAAAGATTCCTATATCCCAACCTGTAACATATTCTTTTTTGTCTATGTTAATCAGTTTATGATACTGCCCCATACTTCCTCCTAACTTATATTAATAATGAGTTTTGTTTTCTCATTCTTTTCTTTTGCAAAGACTATAGAAATCTTATCAAGATTTTTATATTCTCTTTTCTTATCTTCACTCCAATGTTCTCCTTGAAACTCTACTTCAGAATCATTGTCTATTCTGTTAAGAGTTTGTAGTATAAACTTGAAGTCATCACTTGTTACTTTCATGCTACCTCCTTGATTGCATTTGTTTGTGGTTGTAAGTTCTTGCAATGTTCAAACGCTTTGTTTGCAAGAGATGATGCTTTCCAAATTGCATCATCATTTTCTTCTAAACATTTAATCCAAGAGTTCAGATAATGTGCATGATCTTCTCTTGGACTTGAAGTAATGTTTAGATGTGTTGCTATGAAACAAGAACCTAGTTCAGCTACAAGTTCTTCAAACGCATAGTCTTTAGAACCAAACCTTGTTGATAGCTCCCTATTGCACCTGTCTTTATGACCTGTCCAATGAGTCATCTCATGGAACAATGTGGTGTAATAGTTTTCAGTTGCGGTACTGTGTTCAGTATTAATGAACGCTTCTTTATCAGGCATACAAATGTAATCCATACTTGGAACATAGTATGCTCGATCTCCGCTCTGAATTTCTGCTTTGGTATTTTTGATAAATTCTTCTGCATGAGATACATCATTTACTTTGTTCTCGAATACATCAAACTTATCAAACCTAGAAGTATTACCCTCGACTTGTTCAATATTAAATACATCAAACATTCTAAGGTATCTTTGTATATCTCCTCGTTTACCATTAAGTTCTACTCTACCTTTGTCATGTTCTTTAAAGTATTTCTTGAAGAACAATAACTTGGTACTCTTTTCTCCTTTGCTAACTTGACATTCATGCTTAGCCCATTGCTTGTATGTACCCCAAACTTTTCGGTCATACTTTGCAAACGCTAACCACATACAGTTAATGCCTGTATAGTTGTGGCCATCTACTGAAATAAACCTTTTGTTAGCCCAAGGTTTAGTCCACTTGCCACCTTTTTTCATGAGGTCAATTAACTTTGTAGTTAATCCTTTTACTACATCATTTGGTTTCATCTTTCCTCCTATGTTATTATTAATACAATCAATACAAAAAGAAACACTACCCAAGAATAGAATTGTAAACTTGTCATAGTATCTCCCTTATTAATTTGTATTGCTTTCTTACTTCACTTGCTTTCTTGTAAACTTCTTCCCAATACATTCTATCAGGATGATTGGGTTCAAGTTTTAAGAAATTAAATGCACCTTTACATATATCGTTCATAGTATTCTCTCGTTTACTTGCACGATACATAGCTTGTGCTTCATCTATTTCATGAGGTTTTAACTCATCTATTTCTTCATCCATTTTTCCTCCATGTTTTTGATTTAAGCCATATTGCCCAAATAACTTTTTTGTATTGAAAATTAGAAAAAAATTGACCTCTATCTATTTTGTAATAGTGAGCAATATCTTCTCTTGTTTTCAATGGTATTTTACTTAGTTGCATATTTTTTCTCCAATTCAATTATCTGTTTATGAATAGAATT